GATGAATTGCACGACGCGAACCGCTGGGCGCTCACTCAGACTAAACTACTACATACACATACGTACCCGCTGGCACTTCCACAGTCGGACGAGCTGGCTCAATAGCTGTGGACAGGGCCTGAATCTGGACGCCAGGAGGCAGCACGGGGGGCAGTGGGTCGAGGTCAATGAAGACTTGACCATTCAGTAGGAGACGGCCGGACGCGGTGGGATACGGTGGAGAGGCAAGCAGAGGCGTATTGTTGGGGAACACGGTCTGGAAGATGTCGGCTAAGGGGAGAGCGATGTTCCTACCCACGCTGTTGTCTGTGATGTCACATATGTACATCAGGACGTGATTATCTGAGAGATCGTAGACGTAATGGAGGACGCGGGCATTGGGGACGGCCACGATGGCGGCGCGCTCTGGGTTAACCGGCTGGAACGTTCCGTTTACACTGACGAAGACCCCCAAACGGTAAAATGGATCACAGGCGACTCGCGCATCGTTGCCAGCATTGGTGTAGTCACGGTTAGCGGCAGGTGGGAAGTTGACGGCGATAGCGGCAGGGGGGAGGGCGATGGTCGTTGAGCCGCGGTTAAGCAGGACACCGGCACTGTCCACAACAACGTCGAGCACACCCGCTTGATTCGGGGTCAAGGTCAAATCCCAACGTAATAGAGCCGGATCCCAGACAGCGGCCAAGGGGCCTAGAGTGGATGGTGCTGTCACGCCATCGGCGGTGAAGACTTGAACCCCAGCAATTGAGCCGACGACAGTGGTCTGCTGACTGGGGGCGGCGACGTGAACATTAGCTTGGACACCAACCACAAGCGGGACGGGGACGTCCATGGGGCGTTGGGTCAGATCAATGTGTAAGATCGGTGCTAGGCCAGAGTAGGTTATCATGGTGGTCACGTCGTCCAGGGACATGGAGGAACCAAGGCCAATAACGTATTCAGCCCAATCCATGGTAGGGGAAGCCGTGAGCCAAGATGTAGTGGCGGCAGGGAATACTTGGCGCACTGCAGCAAGTATGTCAGCTGGGGGGGCGTAGGGCTCGGTACGTTGACCACCGTTGAAAACGTACTGATTCGTACGAGTGTCAATGTCAAGCAGACCGGGCAGCGAAGCGTTGGAGGTAAGTGGGGTGTTCAGCTGGAGCCACAAGTGCTGGAGGTTGCCGGGCTGTACCAGACGTAGGAACGCAGTAAGGCCTGCCACCAGGTCAACTCCCGCGCCGGCAAACGCTGCACCGAGTGAGAAAATGGCAGTGAGAGCGTCGTACGGGTTAACCAACCAGAGAGCCGGGTCGAGAAAATCACCAACAATATATTGGTTCATGGCCGGGTCGAATGCAGCCAGCAATTCAGCGGGGGGACGAGCATCGATCATCGTGATGGCGGTGCGCGGAGGGACCAGGGAGAGTACGCGGCATTCGGGGCCAGTTCCACAGTCCACCAGCGATTGAGGTCCGACGTGCGTCAACTGGGCGGAGATCATACGGTTGTAGGCACCAGCGAGCAGCTGGGTAACGGGGGCGGGATTAATAGGGAACAGCTGATAGGTCGGGGACCCCGTGAAGCGCGTCTGGTGGTTGATCGCGTTAGTGGCGGGAACGGGCACACTGACGAGGCGGTCCAGGCGGCGGCGGGACAGGAATGTGCGTTTACCGTAGAAAGTGACAGCGGTCGCACCGTCATAGTCTTCGCGTGCAATAAATGAGGTGGAAGGAACGATGGTGGCCAACTGATACGCGAGAGTCTGAACTTCGGGAGTGACGTTGACAGCAGGCAGGTCAGGACCATACAGCCTACAGGCATTGAACCCGAGTGAAGTTGTTCCATCATCGACGTCTCCTAGCAGTGGAACATGCGCCATCAACTCCGAAAGTTGTGCTGAGCGATCGAATAGTTGCACGAGGAACTGACGGAGTGACGGCGATGAGACGAGGTTGCCATCCGAGGTCCGACTGACGAATAGGAGGAATACTTCAACTGAGTTAACGATCAAGGGTTTAAGAATGTACAGGGCGCGCGCATGGGTCGCGTGTTGGCGGAACAGTTGAGTCCAGAAAGCGGGAGTCGGGAAGTTGACTTTCACGACGGTCAGGCCACCAGCGGTCGTCATGGACAGAGCGACATGAGTCACAGCAGCTGCTACCCGGTTAGCGGCAACGATGGATAGGCCAGCATCCTCCACTTGGTCCACATCAGAATAAACGAATGAGAACGTGCCAGTGGGCGGGGCTAGGGTCGCATCCATAATACTTCCGTTCGCAACGTCATAACCGAACTGGGTGATTTTGGACGGGACAGGGACCCCGGGCACGGCACCGGTTTTGAGTGCGTCAATGATTAGCGGTTGATCTGAAGACCCGTGAGTTGACGCAGCACCGAGGTACGCCATCGAGAAACCCTCAGTTAAGATGATTTGGTTGTTCACGGGATTGAGTACCGTCGATGCGAATGAGATGTTATGGGTGTCCTTGACAAGTGATCGATCTGAGGGAGAGCGCAGGCGAGACAGCAACTCGCGACGTTGTCGGGCTGGGATGGAGAAATAGTCCTGAGGTAGGTCGGGCAGCGTGTTAACCGGCCAGACATTAGCTGGGTCTCCCGTGATGTCTCTCGACTGGAAAAACGCACCACCGGTGAGAGCAAATCCATGGTATATGGGCAGGCCGGGGAGCGCGTTCGCCTGATATGACGCTCGAGCATTATTCTTGTTCACTGTAGCCTGACGGTATTGAGGCAAGAATGGTAGGGGCGTCTTCGTATCTGGGACGTAGGTGGTAGTGCCGACAGTGAAAGGGTTACGGCCACGACGTCGAATGTAGCGGGGGTTGTTGCCGAAGGGGAAGGGACTGCCGCGCCAGATCTGGATCTGGTCTGTTTGATAGTTGATGAGTCGTTGAGGATCGCCAGGACCGAGCAGACGGACGAGGAAGCCGCAGACTTCATTCATTGATGGATGATCCGAGACCTGAACCGTCATCTGGCAGCCTTGGACGGCAAGGAGCGACAAATTAGTCAGACGGGACGCCAGCTGGGAGTAGTCGCCAGGATTCCCATTCATGACCACGTGGTACGTCTGATCAATGCGCGCCACAGCAGTTGAGGGACCGGCAGAGGCGTTGAGTCTAAAGGCATCTAGTAAGCCTTCGGTCAGTAGGAGATCGGCGAACGTGGGGGTGACTGCGTCATAACCTTCGGGTGAACCTAGCGCGGGGATGAGCACGTGGGGCCCGTACGTGGGTTGATCGAAATGCTCCAGTAAGGGAGGCCCACCATTATACCGGTGTAAAATGGATAAGCGCGCACGCTCATGTGGATAGAAGGCAGCTATCGCGTAGAAGGGTACGTGCTTTCCGAAGGTACAGATGGAGGAAGGGCGGGTAGGATCATAAGCGCGAAGCGTCAGATACTTCAGTCCTGCTGGGGTGTAGAGCACGTTGCCGGATACGTACGTGTCGTCTGAGAGGGTGACGTCCACGGTGACGAGGGGAGCGATGGGATCACGCTGGCCAGGCTCGAGAAATAACAGTGGTAGGAACCGATCTACGGGTCTCTGATTTAGGAAAGCTGAGGTGATCAGGCCAATAACGATGGGGTTGACCTCGCGGCGGGCGTTGGCAACCAGTGGATATGCGCGTTGAAGGACAGTGGCAAGCGAACGCATACGATCGGTGATCCATTCCTTCCATTGGGATAGATCGAGGTCACTGGGAATAAATTGTGGGGTAGGATTCCAAGCATTCAAGGGAGGGAAGGTCTGCAGAATGGACGCGGTGAACTGCGTGGGCTGGAAGTCCAAGGCGCGATATAGTTGTGATATGCCGTTGGGAGTAGTAAAGGTGGTGATGTATGAGTCGTAGCGTCTGAGTCGGAGCGGGCGTCGGACGGTTGCAGTGTTCAGTCGGTTTGTGAGTTGGATACCATATACGGTCGCCATGTCGTGATAAAAC